TTGTATTGTTTATGGAGCAATTAGTGTTTCAGGATTTTGTATAGCAATTCACTATTGGTATTACCAATTATTTAAAAAAAGAAATAAAAACCTTTAAATCAGAATAAGATGAAATAGTCAGGTGGCGGAATGGTAGACGCTGAGTAGGAATGAGTAGACCCGTAAGGGCGTAAACATTTCGATTGCGGATAGCGCACTCAAAAAACAATTAAAAGGTTCCGATACGAGGGCGCATACAGGTTCGAATCCTGTCCTGACTATTTTTTTTATTAACCTTTAAATCAGAATAAGATGGAAAAAAAATACTTTATTATTGAGGTCGGAGAGGATATGCATGAGACAATTCTCTTTGATATTATGGATAAGCTAAAAGAGGAAGGTCACTACTTTGTAGCTAATTGCACAACAAATGCAAATCAATTTGATGTCAAGAGAGTGACAGAGGATGAATTCAATAAATTCACTGATTATGAACAAAGCCAACAGAGATAAACTCAAGGCCCTTGAGCTTGAGCAACTGAAAGAGAGATATCCATCCATGAGAGAGGAGATGATTCCATTGACTGACTGGAAAGATAATTCAGCCAACAACCTGACCAAGTGCATTATCTTTTGGATCAAGGCAATGTCAGGACAAGCTGAGAGAATCTCCAATCAAGGGCAATACAGAGCTGGCAACAAGATACAAGTTGGTGATACATTCAAGCAACTCCCTGGCAAGTGGACTCCAGGAACAGGCACCAAGGGCACAGCTGATATCTCAGCAACCATCAGAGGCCGATCAGTTAAGATTGAGGTGAAATATGGCTCAGACAGGCAATCAGATGCTCAGAAAGCATATCAACAAGATGTTGAGAGAGCTGGAGGAACATATTACATTGCAAAAGATTTTGACTCTTTTGTACTTTGGTATGAAAGTTTTTCATTACATTTGTAAAAATTAATAACATCATATATGGAAAATCAATTAAATTTTGACATCCCATCAACATCAGAGAAGTTGAGGGCAAAGAAAGCTGATCCAGTTACTGGAATCAGTTTGTACAGCAAGCTCCACAGAGCAAAGCTGAGCATTGGAAAGGTTGTTAAGAATGCAACGAATCCACATTTCAAGAAATCATATGCAGATATCAATGCTCTCCTGGAGACTGTTGAGCCAATCTTGCATGAGAATGGCCTGTTGTTATTGCAACCAATCCATGACACAGTGCTTGTGACTCAGATTATTGACATTGATTCTGGTCAGATGATTGAATCATGGTTGTCATTGCCATTGATTACAGATCCACAAAAGATGATCAGTGCAACAACTTACTATCGGAGGGCAACATTACAGGCAATCCTGGCATTGCAAGCTGTGGATGATGATGGCAAAGAGGTGTCAAATAGCAAGAAAGAGCTGCCATCAATAACTGATGAGAGATTCTCAAGTGCTCTTGCTGCCATTAAAAAAGGCACATACACTGTTGAGTCATTGAAAGAAACGTACAAACTAACACCAGAACAGGAGGCACAGTTATGATATTTAGATGTTCATCATTACCAAAGCTCATGACTAATCCAAGGAAAAAGTCTGAGAGTTTATCAGAGACAGCCAAGAGTTTATCAGAGACAGCCAAGAGCTACATCAAGCAATTGGCAAAAGAGAATTTCTATGGATATACCAGCAAGGTTGAGACCAAGCAAATGAGAAAGGGCACAGAGTATGAAATGGAATCCATTGCTCTGGTCAATTCAGTTTGGTTTGGTAGCAACTTTGTCAAGAATCAATTGAGAGAGAATCAAGGATATCTCTCAGGACATCCAGATATCATCACTGATGATTCCATCATTGACATCAAAACATCCTGGAGCCTTGAGACCTTTCCAGCCTTGCCAGAGGATGCTGATTCCTATGAATGGCAAGTGAGAGGATATATGCACCTGTTCAACAAGCCAAGAGCATTTGTGATCTTTTGCATGATTGACACAGATGATGAGCTCTTGAGTGACTGGGACAATAGAGATATTCACAAGGTATCTCATATTGATCCAACCAAGAGAATCACTGTGGTACAATATGAGAGAGATGAGATGAAGGAGGAGTTGATGCTCTCCAGATTGAGAGATGCATCAGAGTTTTATTCACAATATATGCAACAATTAAATAATAAATAAATGACAAACTACACACAGCTCAGAGAGCATTGTAAAGATATGAGCATGGATGAGCTTGTATCATGGATTCAAGAGACTCCAGGACATTATCAGAATCTCACATCACTATGGTCATACATTCATGATCAAGTTGATAATATCCAAGATTACAGAGGAGCAGCACATCACAGAGAAATATGGTCAAGCATTTACAAATTTCTTGACTTAGATCTCAAAGGAAAGAAAGTTCTGGACCTTGGACCAGGAAGTGCTGAGAGTTTGATTGTTGCAAAAGATCTTGGTGCATCTCAATGCTTGTTCATTGACAATGATCCAGTGATATTCAGATTCTGTGAGCTCCTTGGTTTTAAGGGATATTACAACGACTATCGAACACAAAGGCCATCAGTTGATGCTGTTGATTATGTTGTGGCAAAAGGCTCCATCAATTCTGATGAGTGGACCAACAACAAGATTGATATCAACAAATTCCTTCAATGGGTTGAAAGTTTTGCTGAGAATGTAATCATCACACCAACATACCAAAAAGGAGAGACCATTGATGGATGGGATTATACTTGTGTCGGAGAGCACAGAGAGAGATATCTCAATGGACCAATACACAACACATTCCTCAATAGAGGATATCAACAAGTCTATGTTGATGGTCATAACCATCAGTACAGATTTCCATTCACTTATTGTAAATTAAAATAAAATAAATATGAGTTATGAAGTAAAGGGCATCTTGCATGTCAAGGGAGCAATCCAAAAGAGATCAGAGAAATTCTCAACAAGACAATTCACAGTCAAGACAATGGATGACAAATATGAGCAATTCATCACATTTGAGTTGCTCAATGACAGAACAGATCTGATTGATGCATTTGGTGTTGGTGAGGAGGTAACGGTGTCATTTAATCTCAAAGGCAGAGAATGGCTCAGCCCAAAAGGTGAAGTCAAATATTTTAACACATTAGAGGCATGGAAAGTGCAAGGCATTTTTTAATTGCCCTAAAAGATGGAGAGAGTATCAAGGACTGGATGATTCGAGAAACTCTCTCCAGGCTTTCCAGGAGATACAAGGCCATTCACTTGGCCGAGGACCTTGCTGTCAATCCATCCAAGATCCACAGATTCCTCACTGGCAAGAATGTCAATGATGACTTTTATCAGAGATGGTTTTCTTGGTATGTTAAAAAGCAATAACTTAGTGATGTGGAATTCTGGAAAAAAGAGGCTTATATCATCGCAAACAAGATCACAGGAGGAAATCACCTTCACCATGACCTTGTGCCCCATGTCTATCTACTATTGGCAAAGCTCGACATCAAGCCACAGGATTTGCCTCGTGTATTCGCCAGGTGGGCATACAACCAATACAACTGGAAAGAATCAAAGTTCAACCAGCTGTACAGAGGATCAGTGCCCATCCCAGAAGGATTCGACAAAATAGCAGAGGATGATGTGTACAATGAGAGTCAATACCAACAGATCCTGGATGCTTACCTTGAGCAATCTCCTGACAATGATGAGGAGCTGTTCTGCAAAGAGATCACCAAGATGAGACTCATGGGCATGACTTACCGAGAAATCAAAGGCCTCACAGGAATCAACCTGGATACTATCAACAAAGCAATAAATAAATTTAAACATGATATACATAATTCCTCTTTTATCAGTGGGGATTGCCAGAGCTCTCCAGAGTTTTGCAATGCCCAACATCAAACCATTTAATTGTCAGAGCTGCATGTCATTCTGGACAACAGTAGCAATCTTTTCCTTGTATGAATGGAGGCTCTGTGCCCTTGGCTTCCTCTCTTATCTAATCAGTGACTTAATCTTGATTTATGAAAATAAGTAACGAGCTCCAGACACAAGTGGACAGATATGTCAAGACCAGATCCTTTGCCTTGGATGGGCCTCTCAAGAGAGAGCTGGCTCAATGGTACAAATATGCTGGATATGGCACACTGAACATCGGCTGTGCAACATGCATCCGTAATGCTATGCAGAAACTCAGCAACTATTATCTGACTGAGATGGCACCAAAGAGCCCAAAGATTCATTTCATTGGAGTCAAGCAAGAGTCAATCACAGCCATGACCTTCAATCAACTCAAGGCAGAGGCCAAGAGGAGAGGCATCAACATGCCAAACACATCAACCAAGCAAGACTTAATACAAGCCCTCTCATGAAACTTTGTGCTCCAATCCCTGTTTTTGGCCGTTTTCCTCTTGTCAGACTCACTATCTCCAGATTGATAAGGCAAGGAGTCATTCCGATAATTATGGGCCATGAGAGAGAAGCTCTTGACATTGCCAATGAATTGGATGTTGAGTTCATATCAATCAGCAATGATCCTCTTGGCAACAAGTGGAATGCTGGATTCATGGCTTGCAAGAGTTACAATCCTGATGGAGTCATATTCATGGGCTCCTCTGACTGGGCATCTGATGATTACATTCAATCAGTCAGTGATGCTCTCAATGACTTTCCATTCATTGGAATGCTTGGCTGTCACTTTGCTGATGTGTCTGATGAGGTGAGACTGGTCCATTGGCCAGGATATGCCAAAGGCCAACGACAATATGAGCCAATAGGAATTGGCAGAGTGCTCAGATCTGATCTCCTTCAAAAAATAAACTGGCAACCATTTGATCCAAGACTATCATCAGGGCTCGATTGGTCAATGTATCTCAAGACCATCAGACTCGTTGATGAGATTGCTGTGATCAAGGATCAGGAGAAAGATGTCAGACTCTTGTCAATTAGTACAGATAAATGGACCAACAAGCATAAATTCTCAGATCATTGGTCAGGAGCTCTCAAGTCAACACATATGAACAATGAGCTGTTGAAAAATAATTTTAACGAGATATTCACACTATGAATCAGGCACACATCTCAGAATCTCTTGCTGGCCTTGATAAAGGGCTCATCAAGAAATACAACCTGGTGCCGTACAGCAATTTTATCTTTCCAGCAATATTCATGGGCATGTACAGATATGAGGATTTCAACCTATTCTCAAAACATATCGGAGGAGCAACAGTCATCTGGTTTGGATCAGATGCCATGGATCTCAGAGAGGAGTGGGTTGATACTCTCAACTCAGCTGTCAACATTGCAGTATCTCAGCGAGTGGCTGATACACTGGAGAGCAAGGGAGTTGATGCCATGGTTTATCCATTCAATGCTGTTGAGGCTGAGATGTGGCCATGTGTGCCAAATGGTGACAAGATATTCTGGTATTCTGGCAACAGCCCAGAGTTCTATGGACAGGAGCTGATCAATGAGATCAAAGAGAGAATTGACATTCCAATCATCAGAGCTGGTCATGACACATTCTCAAGAGAGGAGCTGGTCAGTGTGTATTCTCAATGCTTTCTCAATCTCAGATTGACACCCCATGATGGTTGCCCAAATACCAACATTGAGATGGGCCTCATGGGGAAAAGGTCAATATACAATGGTGATCTGCCAGCATCAATTCCCTGGCATTCAGTGGATGATATATGCAACAACATAATGCTGGAATATTCACTGAGAGAATTTAGTAATAAAGAAGTATCAAAAATTTATCATACATTTGTGAACTATGAAAGAATGTCAACGCTGTTTATTTAATGACTCTTTTGCAGAGATAGGAGAGCATCAATGTGAATACTGTGATCTCCATGACGAGCTGGAGAGACAAGCATCAGGACCTGGTGCCCTTGATAATCTCCTGGAATCCATCAGATGGACAGGCAGAAAGAAAAAATATAACTGTATCATGGGGATCTCTGGAGGACTGGACTCATCAACATTGCTATATGCAGCAGTCAGATATTGGAATCTCAGACCTTTGGTCATTCACTTTGACAACAACTGGAATGCTCCAGAGGCTGTCCACAACATGACACAGCTGGTCCAAAAGCTCGGAGTTGATTGCATCACATACCAAGTCAACAAGAGTGAATATGACAGGCTCAATGATGCATTCCTGTGGGCTGGCCTTCCTGATGCAGATATACCAAATGACATTGCCATGACTAAGCTGATGTATGACACAGCTCACAAATATGGCATCAAGTACATTCTCAATGGCCATGATTTCAGAACAGAGGGATCAACTCCAAAGGGATGGACATACATGGATGCAAAATACATCCGATCAGTTTACAACAAGTACAGTGGCCTTGAGCTTCATAACTATCCATTATTCACATTCAAGGACCAATTGTTCTATGCTCTGATGGGCATCAAAAATGTGAGGCCATTCCATTACAAGTGGGATCGTGAGTCAATGGAGGAGGAGATGAAAAGATTCATCAACTGGCAAGATTATGGAGGCAAGCATTGTGAGAATGTTTACACTGAGTTTGTTGGATCATATCTATTGCCTGTAAAGTTCGGAATTGATAAAAGAATTGTTTATCTCTCAGCACAGGTGAGAAGTGGCAAGCTCAAGAAAGAGGAGGCTCTTGCCATATTCAATCAGCCATCAACATTCGACACAACCAAACTGGGAGCCATTGAGCAGAGAGTCATGAAACTGATCTCCATCAGAAAGCTGGACAGAAAGAACTTTGATAAATACGATTTCAAGAAATACAGAGCATTGATCTGGATACTTGCAAAGCTCAAAGTTGTGCCATATACGTTTTACATTAAATATTGCAAATAGAACACACTTATATAATAATAAATAATTATGTCTAATCAATATAGAAATATTGATAAGGATGATCTATTATCCAAGGCTTTTGGCTATTGTGATTTTTGTATTGCATCAACAAAAGAAGTTGCAACAAATTCTGGAGTGAAAAAAGTTGCTGAGAGACATATCCCAACAATATCATACTTTTTGAATCACTACCTGAGAAGAGAACATTTTGATTTTTACAAAAGAACAAACTGGTATGATGCAATGAATGATGAAAGTCATCCATTATCGAACACTATAAAAACAATTGATGAGCTCTTTAAAGGCTTAGCAAAGGACATTGTTGCCAATGAGGGCAAGGGAATTTTCTACGCAAAGAATGCTCTTGGCATGCATGACAGGCAACAAGTTGAAACCAGGAATGTTGAGAACTTTGATTTTGAATAAAATTACTTATCTTTGATTTGAAATCCGACTTTCAATGAATCGAGTGATTCGATTTAATACACCCGCTATGGTTAATGGATTAGGGAATCCCTGGTCGCCCACACTTAGCGGGTTTTTTTCTTAACTTTGTTTAATGACAACAGTCAAAGGGTACAAGCCTCACAAAACACAGAGAGAGATCCATGATGCCATCAACCATGGGCATGAGAAATATTATGCTCTGAACATTGGTAGGCAGTTCGGAAAGACCTTGCTTGGAATCAACCAGCTTTTGTACTGGGCCATAAATGACAAAGGATGCAAGATTGCCTGGATCACACCAGTTTACAAGCAAGGCAAGAAAGTATTCTCAGAGCTGGAGAGAGCAGTCACAAGGAGTGGACTATTCACATTCAACAAGTCTGATCTGATTGTAACAGGCTTTGGATCATCCATTGAGTTCTTTTCTGGAGAGAGACCAGACAACATCAGAGGGAATACCTTTGACTATATGGTTGTGGATGAGATGGCATTCACCAGAGCAGAGCTGTGGGATGAGGTGCTCAGTGCAACAGTTATGGTAAAAGGAAAGAAGGTGATATTCATCTCAACACCCAAGGGCAAGAATCATTTCCACAGGATCTGTATGCAACACAACTATGATGATAGGTATGCATATTTCCATTACTCCTCATATGACAATCCCATGATTGATCCAAGAGAATTGGATGAGAGAAAGAGATCCCTTCCTGATCACATATTCAGACAGGAGTATCTGGCAGAGTTCCTTGACAATGGCTCTGGTTTATTCAAGAACATCAGAGATTGCATCAAGCCAATATCTCCAGGAGCCAAGGCATATGCTGGCTTGGACATTGGCCGAGCTGATGACTACACTGTGCTCAATATATTGGATGAGGATGGTCAACAGGTCTATGTCAACAGATGGAGGCACCAGGAGTGGACCAAGATCATTGACTCAGTTGCTGATGTCATCAATAGGCACAGAGCAACAACACTGATTGAGATCAACAACCAAGGAGATGTATTCCATGAGATGCTCAGAGACAAGTGTCGCAATCTGATTGTGCCATTCACAACAACATCCAAGAGCAAGCCCATCATCATTGAGGATCTTGCCATGGCATTTGAACAGAGAGAGATCTCCTTGCAAGATGTTGATTGGTTGGTTGACGAGCTTGAGAATTTTACCTATATTTACAACGTGAATACCAGGGCTGTGCAATACTCAGCTCCAATTGGATTGCATGATGATGGTGTAATGAGCTTGGCTCTTGCATGGCATTGTCGCAAAACACAACAGAACAAAGGCAGATATCAAGTGATCAGAGCATGAAAGATTTCAACATAAAACTACCAGTAAGCATCAAGGAATGTGGGGCTGATATGATGTACAAGTGGCTCATGGTAAGTGACACATTATCAACCATTAATGAGAGGTCACTTACAGAGATACTTGAATTCCATTGTCAAGTTGTGAGCATATTCTCAAGGTTGCCAGTGAACAAAGTCAAGAAGGCTGTTCCTGATTCAATCATGGAGGCCAGCAAGCATATATTCACAATCATCAGCCAATACCAACAGAAAGAGCCAGAGGAGGTCATTGAGATACAGGGCCAAAAGTACAGGCTTGAGAAAAACTTTGCCCATGTCACAACAGGTCAGATCATTGACTTGAAACTGATTGAGGACATCAGTGCTGATCCTTGGGCACCATTGTCAATCATGTATGTTGAGGATGGCATGGAGTATTGCCAAGAGGATGAGAGAGGCAGAGTGCTCAATCCTAATGAAAAGAGGTATCTGATATTCAGAGAGCATTTCCCTGGTGATGAGTTCTTAAATTTCTACGCTTTTTTTTTGGCCAGCTTAGAAAAGCGGAGGCTCGCTATTTTGGGGATACAGACAGCGAGGATGATGATGGAGAGGATGATACTGGAGCAAGAGTTAAAGATTCAGAATGGTTCCTCTGGACAGGAATCATCCATAGATTATCAAGAGAGATGGGATGCAGTGTGGAAGGAATTACAAAACAGCCATATGTGAAAACATTGTTCTGGATGAATTATTTCAAGATTGCTGATGAACAAAAACGCATAATAAACAAAGAGCATGGCTGATGAATTTGACTTTCTTGACCAGTTTGGTGTCTCTGAGAGTGATGCATCTCAGCCAGCAAATGCATATGAGAGATTCATTCTTGATCTTGCCAACAAGGTCACAGAGGATCTGAGAGAGACAATCTCCAGCAAGGCAAGAAACACAGGGGCCTTGGCTCAGTCAGTTGTTTACTTTCCAACAGGTCAGTTGAGCTTTGAGATTCAGGCTGATGATTATTACAAGTTCATTGATGAGGGTGTCAATCCAGTTGGCAAGAGTTTGTATGATACACCTTATTCATTCCAATATCCTGGAGTGAGCTCCAATCATGCCAAGGCCATCCAGCAATGGAAAGGCATGGACATGTCACAGGCCTATGCAATAGCAAGCCATATGAAGACAACATCAGGACTCAAGCCAAGGAACATAACAACAAGCACAATCACTGATGATTATCTTGAGAGGATTGCCTCTGACCTGGCAACAGTGACAGGATTGCTCTTTGATATCACATTCACTAAAAACACAAAAACATGGCAGTAACAATATATGATGAGCCACAAAAATACAGCACAGCTGGGAATCCTTTGATGTTCACATTCTCATCAGATGAGACAGCACAACCTAATTTCTCATTCATTGTTGAGGTGTATGTGAATGGATCATTGCATTCAACACATCAGGTGTTCAGACAATTCAACACCTTGAGCAAGTTTGATTGTTCTGCTATCTTGTCATCAACATTGTCAAGCCCTTTGATTGTGGATGGCACATTGACAACATTCTATGATTCAGCCATAAATGAATATTACATCATTGTATATGAGAAATATGGAGCAACTCCGACAACTCAAGCCAGTGATACAAGTGCAACATTGTATGCATTCAATGGCTCATTGAGGCATCCTGATTGGATTGACTTTGATTATCAGAATTATAATGCAGATACCAACAACAGCACATCACCAAGATTGTTCTTGACATCATGGCCAAGAGCCAAGAGATATTATTGTGGCTTGGATGAGAGGGTATTTCTGGGCATCATCTGTGATGACACAGGGATGAATCTCAGAGTCAGAATATATAACAGTTCAAACACACAGATTGCAACAGATCTTGTGGCTGTGACCTTGAGCAACTTTATTGTGTTTGATGCATCACCATCAACCATCATTGCAAATACCAGCATCA